ATCGATGATAATAATTTTATCTATCATTTCGATTCTCATTCTCGCATTGGAACTCTTGTTGATAATGCTTTCGTTTCTATTTAATTCTTTACTTTCACCTACCACCCACTAACACTACTTATTATTATTTTACAAAAAATATATAAACAAATAATTTGTTAATATTCCATAAAACATAGTAAAATGAAATTTACAATATTTACAACATTTATAATTCTAATAACAAAAATAAAAGAACGTTCTTCGTTACAAGTAAATCAAAACACAAATATAAACAAATTGTACAAAGAACGTTTTTTTTTACAAGAGATTCCTTACTCTCAATTGAATCAAAAGATCGAAAAACATGAAATCAAAAATTTGTATTTTTCTAAGACATTAGACGCTGTGCTGTTAGAAAATGAAGAAAAAACAGGTAACAATTACAATGATTATACAATTACAACTGTTTCACCTTTGATTACAAACGATATAGCAAACAAAGCAATCAAAAATAATGTTGAACCTGTATTTTTAAAAGATCCATATCCTGGACCAATTGAGACATTTTCAAAAGAAGCATTGGGATTTGTTACTTCTTATTTTATTCCATTCGTTTTTATTACATTAATAATCAATTCGATTCGAAATATTTTTTTATTCAATCGCAACCAAAACAATCAATTGATGGGAGGCATGCCGAAAATGAATTTAGATTTCAAAAAAGACAAAGAAAATATGATCAAATCAAATGTTACATTGAATAGTTTCGCAGGGAGTCCTGAAATCTTCGAAGAATGTACAGAAGTTGTATCTTATTTGAGAAATGAAACATTGTACAAAAACGCGGGGGCTGAGATACCAAGAGGTATATTATTAGAAGGACCACCCGGCACTGGAAAAACATTACTAGCAAAAGCAATTGCGAGCGAAGCCGATGCCAATTTTTTATCTATATCAGCAAGTGAATTTATAGAAGTGTTTGTAGGTATGGGTGCTTCTAAAATAAGAAATTTGTTTGATTCAGCAAGACAAAACAAACCCTGTATAATTTTCATAGATGAAATTGATTCCGTTGGAAGACAACGTGGTGCTGGTATCAACATGGCGAATGACGAACGCGAACAAACATTGAATCAATTATTAGCAGAAATGGACGGATTCGCAAATAATGATGGAATATTAGTAATTGCTGCTACAAACAGAAAAGACGTATTAGATTCCGCATTACTTAGACCAGGACGTTTTGACAGAATTATCACAGTAGCATTGCCAGATAAAAGTTCAAGAAAAGAAATACTCAAGGTTCATTCAAAAAATAAGAATTTAGAAGAGAATATAAATTTAGATTTGATTGCTGAACTCACATCTGGATTTTCAGGTGCTCAAATCAAAAACCTATTAAATGAAGCCGCTATCTTTGCTGCTAGAAAAGGTTCTGCTATTATTTCCGAAAATGATATTTTGAACTCATTAGATAAATTAATAGTTGGATTAGTAAGAAAGACAGATACTCGAAGCGATGAAGCAAAAAGACGAATTGCTATACATGAAACAGGACACGCATTACTTTGTTCAATATTTGACGATTTATTTGAACTGAAAAAGGTAACAATCCAAAGTACCTATAATGGTGCTGGAGGCTATACATTATTCAATGAACATAACAATATAACAGATAGTGGATTGTATACTAAAAACTTATTGAAAAAACGTTTAGTCATTGCTATGGGTGGAAAAGCAGCCGAAAATATTTATTATGGAAACGAATATATTTCAGTGGGAGCCGTTCAAGATTTAAAACAAGCAAATTCCTTAGCACAAAGAATGATATCGAATTATGGAATGGGAAAAGATTTGGAAGCATTTTATAATGAAAATGTGGAAAGTGAACGCAATCCATTCTTAGGCAGAAGTCTCGGTTTAGGTGATAAATATTCCGAAAAAACCAAAGAAATAATTGACAAAGAATCAATCGAACTTGTAAATGACGCGTTAGATACGGCAAAATATATATTATCAAACCATCGAGAAAAGATGGATATTATAATAAAAGAATTACTGAAAAATAATACTTTGTATGGAAAAGAATTGAACAATTTGGTATTTTAACGTTAAATAATATATATAAAAATAATTGATATTTTTATATAAATATGTGTGGTATTCTAGGAATAGTATATAATGATAAAAATAAATTTGCGAATCAATCATTAGTAGATGGTTTAACTGTTCTACAACATCGTGGACAAGAGTCTGCTGGAATAGCCACTATACACGAAAATCGATTTCATATTCATAAAAATCGCGGTTTAGTATCTGAAGTATTCAACCAAGACAATGTTCTCAATTTAAAAGGAAATATTGGAATTGGTCATGTTAGATATCCTACATCAGGAAGCACAAGTATTTATGAATCTCATCCATTATATACGAATACTCCATATGGAATAGCTTTGGTTCATAATGGAAATATAACAAATACAAAAGAAATAATGAATAATATGATAAAAAACTATAGACATATCAATACAAATTCAGATAGCGAATTATTATTGAATGTATTTGCTGAAGAATTATCTAGAAAAAACTTATCAAATATTAGCGAATTTGATATTTATGATTCAGTGAGAACTTTAATGCGATTATGTAAAGGTGGATTTTCCGTTATTATGTTAATCAATCGAATAGGATTAGTAGCATTTAGAGACCCATATGGAATTAGACCTCTATGTTTCGGTAAAAATGAAAATGGTGATTACGCTATTGCTTCTGAAAGTGTCGCGATTGATGCTTTAAGTTCAAATTTCAAATTAATACGAGATATTTTGCCTGGCGAATGTTTGTATATTAATATGAACAATTACGAATTGACAACACAAAAAGTATCAGATATGTGCTTTTACAAGCCGTGTTTGTTTGAATATATTTATTTTGCTAGACCCGATTCTACGATAGACCGTATATCTGTATATGAAGCTAGAATAAAAATGGGCGAAAAATTAGCAAACAAAATACTAAACGAATTTCCAGAAAATGATATCGATGTGATAATTCCTATACCAGAAACGTCAAGAATATCAGCATTAGAAATATCTAAAATTCTAAACATACCATACAAAGAAGGATTTATAAAAAACAGATATATTGCCAGAACATTCATATTACCCGGCCAAGAAATAAGAAAAAAAACAGTTAAATTGAAATTAAATGCTATAAAATCGATATTCAAAGACAAAAATGTGTTGATAGTAGACGATTCTATAGTAAGAGGAACAACATCTACTGAATTAATTCAACTCGCCAGAAACGCAGGATCAAATAAAATTTATTTTGCTAGTGCCGCACCAATTGTAAAATATCCAAATGTGTATGGAATTGATATTCCAACAACAAAAGAATTGATAGCAAACAACAAAAATGAAACTGAAATAGCGAAATCAATAGGTGCTGACAAGATTTTTTATAATAATTTGGATGATGTTATTGATAGCTGTTTGAGTTCAATACCAAAATATGGAATAGATGGTCCAAATGAACTAGAAACATCTTGTTTCAATGGACATTATATTACGGGTAATATTGATACAGATTATTTGAATGAATTAGAATTAAAACGTAAATAATATAAAAACATTTTCAGGTTATTAATTAAAATGTCGAAAGTTGCGTTTTTAACCGGAATTACTGGTCAAGATGGTTCTTATTTAACAGAATTTTTATTAGACAAAGGGTATTTTGTACATGGTTTAGTGAGACGTTCATCAACCATAAACACAAGCCGAATTGAACATATATTTCATAATAAAAATTTATTTTTACATTATGGAGACCTTACTGATTATACGAGTTTGTATAATTGTTTTGTCAATATTCAAAGAAAATACGAAAATATATCCGTTCTCGAGGTATACAATTTAGGAGCCCAATCACATGTAAAAATATCTTTCGAAATACCTACTTATACTGCCAGTTCAGACGCATTAGGCACATTAAATTTGTTAGAAGCATTGAGAATTTCTGGTATGGATAAAATCGCGCGTTTTTACCAAGCATCTACAAGTGAATTATACGGTTTAGTACAAGAAGTACCACAAACCGAAACTACACCTTTTTATCCTCGTTCTCCATATGGTATCGCAAAATTATACGCATATTGGATAGTAAAAAATTACAGAGAATCTTATAATATGTTTACTTGTAATGGAATATTATTCAATCATGAATCAGAACGAAGAGGACATAATTTTGTTACTAGAAAAATTACCATGGGTTTGAACAAAATATTGAAAGACGAAACTGGAAACGAAAAATTAGTAATGGGAAATATAGATGCTCTACGTGATTGGGGACATGCCAAAGATTATGTGGAAGGAATGTGGCTCATGTTACAGCAAGATTCTCCTGACGATTATTTATTGGCTACTGGAGAAATGCATAGTGTAAGAGAGTTCATAGAGAAATCATTTTTATCAAAGGGTTTTGAAATTGAATGGAAAGGTACTGGTGTAGATGAAGTCGGTGTAGATAAAAAAACGGGCAGAGTTTTAATTAGTATAGATTCTAAGTATTTCAGACCAGCAGAAGTCGAACAATTATTAGGAAATCCAGCAAAAGCAGAAAAAATTCTAGGTTGGAAACCCAAAATTACGTTTGATGAATTAGTAGAATTAATGGTTGATTATGATTGTAAATAAAATAATATTTTTATGTGTAATTATTTCAAAACCAATTTAGCAGCTATCCAAGAACCTAATGTCAGCCACATATTTGTAATAGTGTTGCCTCCGTTGTATATACACCACCTCAATGCTTGACAATGTAACGAAGGTGCTAATAAAGGTGATATCATGAATCCATAGATACTGTTGGGAACACAAAGACAAATATAGAATTGAGATGAAATATAATGTATAATTATCCAAACGAAATAAATGCCTATTAAACTAAAAATATTTTTGAAAAACCCGTATAATTTTGATTCCATTTATCACGTAAAATACTATTTTTATTTGATATAATACAAGTCCGTTCAATTTTTTATTTACACATATTGAATTGTATTTCCCATTGTTCTAACAACTCCACTGGAATTTCCGGTAATATCGGATGAGCCTCCCAAAAATATCTACAAAAAGCCCATTTGAAATCATAATTTTCAGGATATAATTCTGGATAATTATTTATCAAAAAATTACATATATTTTGCGGCAAAAATTCCAAATTTGATTTTGGCATAACATAAGATAATTGTGCTAATTTAGAGAATGGTGAATTTGTGATATTCGATTTATTTGAAATAAAATCCATTTCAAAATGTGGAATATATTTACATAGGTCAGCGAACAGCGGAGGGTAATGATAATTATATTTCCAACGCCAATGAGGACATCCTTCGCTATAATATTTGAAAACCCATTCCAATCCTTCTAAGTAATTATTACAAATTCGTTTTATATTTTCACCATTACGTTTACAGTGTAAAAGACGTTTATAATATCTATTTTCCCACATTGGTTCATCTGGACATATATATTTTTCCTCTTCTCTAAAAATAATAGGCAAATTTTGGAATGCTTCTTCCCTTTCTTTTGGCGTTTCCATCGTATATGTTCGTTTATCGAATTTATTTCTAACAAAATATTCGTTTATCAGTAATTCGTGCTCTTTTTTAGCAATTTCATGTATCAAAACACTTACATTTTTCCATTGTATTCTACCAGTAGTTTTGGAAATCAAGAATCTATCCTGAAAATTACCTATATACAAACGATAAAAATCTATCAAACAGTTTATTCCATGTGTTCGAATATTCATTGCTGGAAAATGTGGTAAAAAATCATTCCCTAGAAAGAAACATAAAAATACATAGTCATATGTTCTTTGTACATCTGAATATTTACAATTCATTTCATTTGATATTGATTTTGACAAATTTTCAATATCTAGAAAATGTGGTTCGTCATTATTACCTCGTACGTCAATAGGTATAGAACTTTTCAAAAATTCGGGTGCTTCACGAAAAACATAAATATTTTTACAATACTTCAAATGGAACAATGACAACATTATCAAATCTGAATCTAACCCATAAATAGCAATATTTTCATTTTTCGATACACATTTTCTAGTATGGCTGAACAATTTATGTTCTCCTTCACCAGCATCATCTGAACAAGATACATAAATATTTTTTACATTGTATTTTTTTTCCGCGTTTTTGAACTCATAATTAATACGATATGATAAATTATCCATAAATTTTGTTCCAGGTGTTATGGCCGATGTATTCCAATTATTTTTATTCGAATCACCAAAATCCATCGTTGACATGAATTTGTTTCTGTAACGACGTGTTCTCTGTTGTTCCATCTTGGCAAATGGTGCCACACCATCAAATGCTATGAAAATAGTAGAATTCGGTTTTATCAATTCAATGTATTCTTTTATATTGAGTATAACTTTTTCAATAATTTCGTTCTCAAATGTTTGAACATCAAGGTTGTTTGTCGTATCGATTGAATGAACGGCATCATATACAATTGAATTACAATCCATGTACAAATGTTCGAATGATTTATTATTCGAAAAATAATCTATATTTCGTATAATATTTGGATAATTTTTTATGATATATGAAAAATAACTAGGTATGCCCATAGTATTCGATAATAATAAATTATTGTTTTACTATTATAATTACAAATTTGTTTTTATACCTTTTGTAAAATAATAAATAAGGGTAAATAATGTTTTATTTATAACAAGTTATTGTATATGATTGAAAAAACAAGAAAAGGAAAAAAAGAAAAAAAAGAAAAAAATAGAGACGAAAATACAAAAACAAATAAAATAAAAAATACAATAAATACGAATGATTGTAAAGAATTGAAAACATTTATAGATGAGAAAACGTACTATATTCAAGAAATCATTAGAAATACCATAATTTCAATAAAAAAAAATAAAAAAAATGAAATATTTAGTAACAATGACGCAAATTTATCGATATCCGTACTTACAGAACTTTACGAAAGGACAAATGAAATCAATAGCAAAAACAATACATCTACCCTATTGAAAGAATTTGACGGATTGATTGATTCATTACAAACCATTATAGATAAATTATCTATGATAATTTGTGGATTCGGTACATTGATGATAGAAGATTTACTATTTATTTCATTTGGTTCAGAATTCAAAAATATAAAAACGGAAGATTCGATATTGAACAGCAAATTTGAACTCATAAAAAAATATATACAACCAATTGGTTATAAAATAGTACATTGGAAAACGGACAAAAAGTATATACAAACTAATAATGAGAGTTGTAACAATAAAATAGTAGATACAATAGTTTTACAAGAAGATGCTGATATGTTTGAATGTTTCGATGTAGATATTACAACAAAACTATTTTATCAAAAAATCAATGGAATAAAAGTTGTAATTCAAAACGAAAAATCTCGAAAAACTCTGATTATAAATGGATTGATAGAAGATATCGATTTATCATGTATTTCGAATAAATACATTGAACATAGACTGAAAAAAATCAAAGATTATTCAACCGGATTTCAAGATGTTGAACATGATGTAATAATGAGAATATTAGAATCATTCACGTTGAAAGATGTATTATTATATGGAAATGAAGATATACAAAAAAAAATGATTGCGGTTATTACAGAAACTAATTCTATTCGAAATAAAAAAATCGAGAACAATATCAAAAATTTTTTAGAATCAGATATATTTTCACAAAGGGATATATTATTGAATCTACTTCTATACAAAAATGATTATGAAATACAATATATTTGTTATTTATTATATGATTTATTGAATGTAAGTTCAAATGATAACAATAGACCCAATTCTCAAACAATTATTTACGATAGTTTACCAAGTAAAATTCAATCCTATCTGAAAGATGCTGTTAGTTATACTATAAAATATACAAACGAAATGAATGAAAAATATGATATACATAAAATAACATTAGAACAGCAAATATATATGTTGAAAGCAAATGAAAACGTAAAAGAAAAGGCTATGACAAAACTAAAAGAAATAAAAGGAAAACCAGACGAATTATGTTTGAAATCCAAACAATATTTAGAAGGATTAATCAAAATACCTTTTGGTGTGTATCGTCAAGAACCTGTATTGAAAAGAATAAAAGAATACAACAAATGGTTCATACGATTTATTACTGTGATAGAAACGTTTTTCAACGATTTACAAAAAACGAAAAAAGAAAAATATACAAATATCGAAATGTTGAAAACTATCAAAAATATCGAACAATTTTTGAATACAAATGTTCTCAATATAGTAAAAAATTCTTTGGAAAAACAAACAATAAAACAAATTATGCAAATTATTCAATCGATTAATTTAACGAAAAAAATGAAAAAAGAAGAGAAAATAACTATTTCAAAACAGACAAAAGAAGTATTTATAAAAAGAATTATAGATTATTTAAATGAAAATCCAGCGATACAATTAGAAGTATATGACCATATACATATCGAGAACCCACTATCATTAGTAAATACAATTCAAGATATGAATTTATTGAAAATGAATATACAAACAATAGAAAATACAATGATTGATATTAATAGTATATTAGATGAATCAATATATAGTCATTCTTATGCCAAAAATCAAATTATGAAAATAATAGGTCAATGGATGAATGGAGAACAATCCGGATATTGTTTTGGGTTCGAAGGTTCTCCAGGTATAGGTAAAACTTCTCTGGCAAAAAAAGGCATCGCAAATTGTTTAAAAGATGAATATGGAAATTCAAGACCGTTTGCTTTCATAGCACTCGGTGGTTCATGTAACGGTTCAACATTAGAAGGTCATGGATATACTTATATGAATTCTACATGGGGAAGAATAGTAGATATTTTGATGGAATCAAAATGTATGAATCCAATTATTTATATAGATGAATTAGATAAAGTAAGTAAAACAGAGAACGGTAAAGAAATAATAGGGATATTCACACATCTAATTGACCAAACTCAAAATGACGCGTTTCAAGATAAATATTTCAGTGGAATAGATATTGATTTATCAAAAGCATTGTTTATATTTTCATATAACGATCCAGAACAAATCGACAAAGTATTATTAGACAGAATACACAGAGTGAAATTCGATAATTTATCAATCGACGATAAAATGGTCATTGTAAGAAAATATATATTACCGGAAATAAATAAAAAAATGGGTTTCGAGAACATTGTGGAATTATCAGATGAAATGATAGAATATATAATAGATAGTTATACTGTTGAACCTGGTGTAAGAAAATTAAAAGAAATACTTTTTGATTTGTATGGTGAAATCAATTTACATATTTTGCGCAATAATATGATAGAAGATTTTGACGACATTGAATTGCCTATTAAAATTACAAAAGAGAACATAGAAAATAAATATTTAACGAAATACAATAAAATACAAGAAAAAAGAATTAACGACAAGCCAGAAATAGGAATAATAAACGGTTTATGGGCCAATTCATTAGGTAGAGGTGGAATAATACCTATACAAACACTTTTCTACCCATCATCTAATTTTTTAGATTTCAAATTGACGGGATTACAGGGGGATGTAATGAAAGAAAGTATGAATGTAGCAAAAACATTGGCATGGAATCTTACTCCAAACTCTATAAAAATAAAATGGATAGAAGAATTTGAAATTACCAAGTGTCAAGGATTACATATACATTGTCCAGAAGGTGGAATATCGAAAGATGGACCATCCGCAGGAACTGCCATCACGATAGCTATATATAGTCTATTGAATAAAAAAGAAATAAAAAACGATATTGCTATAACAGGTGAAATAAATCTTCAAGGTGAGGTCACCGCAATTGGTGGTTTAGATGTAAAAATAATAGGTGGAATAAAAGCCGGCATCAAAACATTTTTATATCCAAAAGCAAATTCACGCGATTTTTTGAATTGGAAAAACAAAAATAATAGATTACAAATTTACGAAAATATAGAATTTGTCGAAGTAAGTAGAATAGAAGAAGTATTTTATTATGTATTTCTATAATTATAATAACGAAAACAATCTATGTATATATTATAATTATAGTTTTAGTAAAATGGAATTAAATATAATCACATTTGGATATTTATTTTTTCGTTTAGCACCATTTATACTTACTTGCTTTTTTACATTATCATCATTATTCAATCAAGATTTCAAAGGTGTAGTTTTATTAATTGGATTATTATTAGCATGTTTTGTTGGAAGTATGGTTGGAACACTTGTTAATTTCAAATCACCATCAGAAGGACTGACCAATGAATTTTGTAATATGATATCATTAGGTCATGTAACAAACATATCACAATTGCCATTAGGACAGGTTATCTTGTCATATATTTTTGTTTATTTAGTTATGTTCATTTCATTAAACAAAGTTTTCTTACAAAATATAGCAACTCTTGTATTTTTTCCTGTATTGATTGTAACAGATGGTATATGGAACGCATCTAAAGGTTGTTTTACGCCATATCAAATATTCGCAGCTTTGTTTGTTGGAGCAGCAGTAGCGTCTTTATGGGGATGGATAATATATAGATTTGGTTCACCAAAAATCCAATATTATGTTGGGTTTACTGATAAACAAGTTTGTAGTAAGCCACAAAGAAACACATTCAAATGTAATGTTTACAAAAATGGTAAATTATTAAACAGCTATTAAATTTGATTCAATAATTATAAATGGTAAAAATATACTATTTATAATTTTTCGTTTATTTGTTTACGCAAAAATAGAACTACAAATCAAAATTCTGGATGTTTTCATTAAACCACTGTTTAAAATTTTGTGATAACCTTGCTCTATGTATATCATTCGCTATCATATGAATACTTTTGTGTTTGTCTTGGAAAAAAATCATAAAATGTTGAATAATGTTTTTAGTTACTGCTTTTGAATATTTTTCATCTAATTGTTCAATTGGAAATAGTGGAAATCCCTTTTTCAAATTGACTTCATTATGAAACTGAAAAAACAAATTTTTCAAATCTTGTTTAGTTCTGATTGAATTATAATTGACACGTCGCATATATTCACTGGCATGATTAGCACAATTAGGACATGGCAAATTATTACATATACTTGTTATAATAGTCAAAATGCCTAATTTCATATCGTCAAAATGCTCGTCTTTTACTTTGTGTGCCATTGTATGAAACAAAAACCAAGTCGGTTCTCCCCATTTCATTTTTTTAGGAAGTTGTTCATCGATATTATTTTCAATTACTTGTGTGTTCGTTGATTTATTTGGAGTGTATATAACAACTCGATTCATACGCAACAACATTGTATTTTGATTCTGAATCTGATTCTGATTTTGTAATTGATTATATTGACTATAATTTTGTTGTTTTGTGCTAAAAATCATATTCATTTATTATATATATTTTTATACTATATTTTATCGAGATGAACCACTAAATTTTTAATTATTTTTACAACAAATATAAAAATATATCGTAATAATATAAAAATGGAAACGAAAGAACAACTTGTTAAAACTATCAAAGAATGGGTAAAGCTAGATAATGAAATAAGAGCACTACATAATGAAGAAAAAAACAGAAAGACAGAAAAAAAGAAAATTTCGAATTCTTTAATTGAAATTATGAAAAAAAATGAAATTGATTGTTTCGATATCAAAGATGGACAAATATGTTATACTAAAAAGAACATGAAAAAACCAATTACACAAAAATTATTGATTGAAATTTTGTCAAAATATTATAATGGTGATTTATTGAAAGCAACTGAAATAAACAATTTTATTTCTGACAATAGAGAAGAAGTTGTAAAAGAATCGATTACACGAGTCATTTACAAAGATGAAATTCCATAATTTATTCTAAACCTAAACCAGGGATTGTATAACGATTGTTATTTTTTATATATTTCGCAATTATCTGTGGATTTTGTTTTCCTTCGACGATATCTTCGGTTTTGTAAACATTATTGAACTTATCTATGTAATAAACTATTCCAAAAATTTCTTCAGCAAATACTTCCACTTTTTTTGATAGAGTTTCTGAAGATTCAGTCGAATTTATCAAGCCATGCGGTGTTCCTTTAACGTGAGTTCCACAATATTCACAACCTTCTTTTCTACGACGAGTACATTGTTCGCCACTAGCACGTTTTGCTATACACCTATTCATTACTGGTATCGAATTTTTTACGCGTTTTCTTTTGATCAAATCATCTTTTGCTAGTGAAAAGCGTTCGTAATCGTATACAAATTCCAATAATTCGTTTGTTTTTGACTTGTCGTCTATGTTCAGTGATTTGATTTTATTACTCAAAATGTCTTTGAATTGAGTAATATAAGTACTAATCTTTTGGTTTAAACGTTTTTCCATTTTATAATTGTGTTTTATATCATTTATTATAAAATATTATTTAGTTCAATTTTATAAATATATTTTTCAATCGATATAAAGACAATCAAAAAATATCAATAGAATGTCGTACAAAAACAAAAATATTGCCTTTTGTTTGTTGTGTAAAATGCCAAATGAAGAATGGTTTAGATTTTTGAATAATTTCAATAACTATGATATTTTTGTCATTATTGATGATAATTCAAAAACATACACCGAATATTCTGAAAAATACGAGAACATTAATATTATACAAATCAACAATGAGGAATGCTATAATAAATGTTATACGAATTGTAATACAGCGGTTGAATTTCCAGAGGTAATAGCTTGGGATAAAAGTATGTATTTTTTCAATGAAATAAATACTAGTTATGAATACGTTTGGTTGGTTGAAGATGATGTATTTATATATGACGAAAATGTATTCATATCAGTTGACCAAAAACATCATCGAGCTGATTTATTGACTGCGTTTCACGATATAAACGAAACGGGTGAAATGTATAGTTGGAGTCATTGGGTAAATGTAATCCATAGAATTGAATTACCTTGGGCACATAGCATGGTTTGTGCTATGCGAGTTTCGAAAACATTATTGAAAGAAATCGTGAATTATAAAGAGAGACATGGACATTTATTTTTTATAGAATCGATGTTCAATACGATTGCTTATCAAAACAATCTATTAATCGAGAACCCCGTTGAATTATCAAATATTCACTGGAATACTAGTTGGAATCGAGATGATATTGATATAAAAAAACTATATCATCCTATAAAAAATATAGACGACCATATTTATATACGAAACAAAGAGTGATAATATTTTACATAAAAAATTATTTCTTTTCTATTACCACTCCTTTGAGAACATTTTTCATTATCTTTTCTACATATTTGTCATGTTCTGTATCAGTTTGTCCTCCCATGGAATTCAATGCTATTTTCAAGTAATCATCGTTCTCTTTGGTATCTAATATTCTGAAATCTGGATTTTCTTGTTGCCATTTTGGTAATGTTCTTAGATTTTTTCTTGCTACTCTCTGTATGGCTAATTTCAATTTGGCTTTTTCATCATCTTCTTTTTCCCATGAATTTTCATCTTTTACATACACTGTCTCACGTTTCAAATCCGTACAATGTATAGGTCGCATTGTATAATCAAGTTCTCTAAGACCCCTCAGAAGTATTCCACTGATTCCTTCTACGTATCCCAGTTTACCAGTCTTTTCAAGATCAGCGATTTGTACTTCTAAAGAATTTACAAAATCAGCAATATTCATGGCGTTTTTACATGTTTCATTCAAAAAGAAATTTAGATTGAATTGGTTGTTATTCGTATTATTATTATTAGTAATATTATTAACTTGTTTGCTTGCCAATTCTATTATTTTATTGTTCTGTTCTATCAAAATATTATCTTTTTCTAATAATCTGTTTTGTAATTCTGAATCTTTTTCTAATAATTTATTTTGTAATTCTTTGTTTTGTTCAAAAAGAGCATCTTGTAATTCCTTGTTACTATGTAAAACTTCCATAAAAAATTCGGGAGTAATAACATTATTAGGTATAAATGTATTTTGTAATTGTTCAGATTGTATATTATTTTCATAACATTGTTTTTTGTGTTTCCAAAGACCACTAGAGTTCATATATTCTTTATTACATTGAGAACATATATACTTTATTTTTTTTGATTCTCCATTGAGATTCTTTTTATGTTTTTCTGTTATCAAATGTTTATCATAATATATTTTTTTTGATGTATTATAATCACATACACCGCATTTATACATTGCTACATTATCTAATACTTTTTTATTTCCAAAAGTTTCCAAAATGTCATTTTTTGTGGCATTTTTGTGTTTTGCTGTCAATAAATGTTTATTGTAATTATATATTTTACTCGTGGTATAATGACAACTTTTACAACAAAAATTTTGACTACTTTTTGACATTTCTTTATTTCCTAAAATTTATATAATATGGAAATAAAAAAATATCGTGAAAGTAGCCGCATAAAAAATTATGCTAACACATTTTGAATCATTTTTTTTGTATTTACAGCATCACCAAGCAAAAACACTTTTTTGCAAAAACTCCATCGCCATTTTTCAAAAATGGACATTTTTAAAATGTCCAATTTCAAAAAGTTGACCCTACTTTATTTTACAAAGTTTTTATTTTGGAAGAGTAAAACTATTTAATAATCAAATAATTTTACATAAAACTATGTATTTTTATAAAACCCTAATTATCCCAATCAGATGGTCTATGTTTCGTTCCGCCATCGTATGGAATAGCATAACCATTCTTTAACATCCAGTCATTTATATGTAAATCACCTAGATAAACATCTGCTAGTATGCGGCCGTATTTTTCCATAGATACATTACGTAAATACACTATTTTACCCATTATGAGTTGAGATAGAATATCTCGTGAAATAACAGCCAATTCCTTTTCTTTGAATGTTTTTCCTTTTATTTCTGGACTATCAATTCCTAAAAGTCTTACTGAAAAACGATATATAGGTCCTAATGTATTTGGCAATTTTGCGGCAATTGTAATAGTATCTCCATCATATACCTTTATCACTTTACCAAAATCGATTGGAGGAATAAAAGGTAAAGTATCTGAATAACCAATACTATTCAAATATTTTGTTATTTCTGTATTTTCAATAATTAAATTTTCTTTCTTAGGGTTCTGTATGCCACTCGGGCAACAGCAACAGTTTTTTAAATATTCTAAAGCAAACATTTGAATACAATAATAGTAATATATAAAAAAATATATTAATATTCAATTTTTTTATTCAACAATCGGTTTTACATCAATTCCCTTATTTTCTTATACACTTCAATGGCGTCCATACATGATATACGCAAATGTTGTGAAGCAGTTCTTTTGTCGGATGATTGAATATATGCTATACGGATTGTACTGTCATCATTATGTGGGTGAAATTTCTTGAAACCACAAAACGATAATACTTTTTCATTCATAAAATACTTTTCATACAAAATATATTCTAAAACCTTACCTATGGTATAATCCTCATTTTCTAATATAATATCATAACAATTATCTATAGTCGTTTCGCTATTTAATATTGGTACAATATCAGAATCAATTGCTTGTACTAATTCAACCAATTTGTTCTGTAAAACAACACATGCTTTTTTTACGATTTCAACATTATCATAAACACCAATTGTTTGTAAAACAAAATCATAACTATTTTTTTTAAAATGACGCTGTGCGTCTAACATATAAAAATTCCTTTTTTGAAATTCGATGTCTTCATTCGGTGTTTCTTCGGCACGTAATTTATTTTCATATTCATCCCATGTATCTTTTATTTTTTCAGCATCTAAAGTATTTCCATAAGCACATTTTGATATAACATTATACATACTATTATCTTTCGCTGTATGAACTGAAAATTCGGCTGTCAGTTTTAATTGTTCTCCTGGTATAGAATCACCAATTCTTGGACGTAATCTGGCAAAATCGATATACATATTTGTTTTTTGACATGGTGGAAATATTTTACGTACTTCTTCCTCCGTCAATAAATTACCATTTGATTTGTTTCTAATTTTAAAATGTTCTGTTGTAACAATCAACATATTTTCAGTATCATTTTTTACATCTAAATCTAAAACATAGTTTCCTGGTAGCAAATCCAATTCTTTCATATGAATAGGAATACAACTTAACCGATGTTTCAAAATTTCATTATGTAATCTACATGTATTTACTGTTATATTACAATCATTATTCGTATGAGTTTCCGTATAAAATGCCAGGGTTGGAATATCAGATAATATAGTTCTACGCAAAGCATTTGCTAAACTTACATTCAAACCACTCAATGTAAATTTTAATACGTCTCCTTCTTCAATGATATTAGATATGGTAGGATTCATTATTATAAAATATAAAGCTATTATTTTATATATTTTATATCATTATAATTCTGTCAATTTTCTTATTATAATTTTCACTCTATGTATACTATTCAACGATTTGATTGATAAAATTACATCTCTCAATTGGAGTCAATAATCCCCATAAATAATTTATTTTATGTTCTACATAATCGATATCATTTTTACTTATAATAATACTTAATACTGATTTTTTGTTGACAAATTTGATTATTTCTTGTTTCTTCATTTTAGATATCATAAAATTTCGTCTCAATATTTTTTCATATTGTGGTGTTATAAAATCATTACCATTTACCACCGTGTTCTCGTATAAAATATGATTTATATAATTCTTCAAATCATTGAACAACATGATATAATTATAATCGAACGCATAAATATTTTTTACCATATTGAGGTCTTTTTTGTATGAATATATATCTATCATCAATTGAGATGAAATTGGATTATAAGTATATGGAATAATATTATTGATTATTACATCATATGGTATTTTTCGAATATATTTTTGGTTGATTATGGATTCCATTATAATCTATAGATAAATATTTTTATACTATTATATGTTATTATTTACCAAATATAAATTTACTGTTCCTATATTTTTTAACAAAATGTCTTCGAATTTATCATATAAATAATGTGATTCAATATCTTTACATATCTCATATACTTGTTCGCTTATTAATAACGTATTTGACTGAGCGTAATTTTGAATACGAGATGCCTTATTGACTGATTTTCCCACAATACATAATCTAGGGTTTTCAAAACCTAATATTCCGATTACGACTGAACCAACATGTATTCCTACTCTTATTTTTAATTTATGTGAAGGTGTCCTCAAATTAGCTGCTATATCTATAAATTTGAAAGACAATTCTAATAACTCATTTATTATTTCTTCTTTTGTTCCATTATTATTCAAATCACCTACTACCATATAAGAATCTCCTATCGTTTCTATTTTTTGTACATATTTACATTTATTTATAACATCATCAAATTTTGTATATAAGTCAAATAATATCATATAAATAATAACATCCGAATACTTTTCTGCCAATTCACAAAATGACACTATATCTGTGAATAATATAAATACATTATCCATTTTTCTCATATGCCTTTTGTTTAATAAATAATTATCTGATAAATGATATGGTAGCAATTTATCTAATAATTTTGCTTTCAAACATATTATTTTACAAATAGTATAATTATTATCTATAAATATTTCTAAATTTATCAAAATATATTTAAAAAATAAATATATTTGTAATAAATATAAAAGCATATATATTTTTGTCAAGTCTAATATTATTACAATTAGAAATTTTCTATTATTGAATTTCTAATTATTAATTGTGATTTTGTAATAAGTTTATGTAATCATAAAAATAGCAATCAATATGAACAATAATACAAATGGGAATAATACTAAAAACCATGATAACCCGGGTACTCCAGCACGACAAATTAGATTCAATATCCATGTCCAAAATAATACATATAAGATTTTGACAATAAAAACAAGACTTGTGTTACCTACTGTACAAGTAAAATTACCTACACAATATTTATCGAAATTGCCGATGTTTTGAAAAAAAATGATAAAAATAGCTATCATGGATATAACTAAATAAACATAAGCAGGTGTACATAGATTACGTAATCCGGTAATTGCCATATTATAAAATATATATTATAAAAAGACTTTTGTATTGACTAAATAGAAAATTTTATACAAGTGGATTCATATATTTTGGATGAGCAATTGGTTGATTGATTACATCAATATTATTGAATTTATAAGAATTTGTTAAATTACGTATATTCAACGGATCTTGCGCATTCAAAAAATTACCATCATAATCTCTTGCGAAATTCAATATACTACCTCCTTTTTGTTTTTTCATATAAGGCATGTTTTTTTTTATCGATTTTTTTCTAGAATTTCCACCATTAAAAAAAGGTGTAGTACAACCACAACAACCTATTTGTTTTTTCATAAAATTACGTCGCATATAACGCGTAGTGTTTTTTTTCGATTTTCGATTGTTTTTTGTTTTGTTCATTTCAATATATATAATAGAAATACAAATTATTTTTATTCGATATCAACATGTGTTAACATATGACGGCGACAACATACATTTTTCAAACCCAAATTATCTAATACTTCTCCCTCTGGAGTTTTATCCACTTTTTCTTTTGATAAATATACGACCTTTTCTACATTCAAACCTCGACTCAGTTTAATCCTACGAACCTCGCCTTGAAAATATCGATATTTATCTGCTAAAACCATTCCACAAGTAAAACACTTAATTGGTATAATCATTTTGAATAATATTATTACTATAATTATATTATTTATTTTCTTTATCAATTTTTTGATTAAATACTTTCCGACTTTTTATGATTTTCTAATTTATATCCTTTTGTCGTTTTTTTACGGATAAATTCGTCGTTTTGTTCTGAATGGAAATTATCATGACATCCTTCACAAACCGTAATCAAATTCGCTACATGATTTTTATGATGTGTTCCTATAAAACCATTTTTATCCGCATTCTTTTGATGTTTCAAATGATGTATTTCTTCGCCAATATTCGTGCCACATAATTCACAGATGCCCTTTATTTTCTTTGAATTGTATGTGGTCGGCTTATTTGATAATTCCCCGCGTGTTTCTGGATAATATTTATTACGAATCGCATATGCTGACTCTAGAAACTCATCCCCTAAATAAAGTGATTTACATACTTCCAGTCCATAAATTCTTGGACCAGAACCTTCCTTCAATTTACGGTCATACACTAAACAATCTTTTTCTCTATCGAATGATACTGACATATGCTTCATTTTCAATCTATCGAGACTGATTATTTCGTCATAATGTATTATTTCATGAAAATGTGTGGCAAAAATATAGGAACTTCGCTTATCATGTAAATTCATCAATCCAGCTACAAAAATACTCAAAGCCGACTCGGTCTCCGTTCCTGAACATAATTCGTCGCCTAATATAAGACTATTATCATCGGCCATTTTAAGTATTGTTCGTAATTCACTCATTTCAACCGCAAATGTAGATAACCCTTTGAACAAATTATCATTTCCTAGTATTCGAGAATAGATCGCAGTATATGGTTTATAAATGAATTTACTACATGGAACATATAATCCAGATTGCGCCATTATTATTGATATTCCTAATGCTCGGATCAGACTCGTTTTACCAACCGCATTGGTTCCATACAACAAAATTCCATCACAATCACTCTTTTCGCCCAAAGATATATCATTTGTCACATACAATTCATTTTGTTGTATATGTTCAATCAAACAATGTCGTAAATCGGAAGCATCCACAAAAGATTTGTTGGTTTCACTTGCTATTTCTGGCTGACAATAATTATATGTTCTCGCTATATATGCTTTACATTGTAATATATCTATTTTTGAAGTATAAATGGCAAAATTTTCTAAACAATTATACCATTGTTCCTCTACTTTACTCAATATATTCAAATACGTGTTTGCTATTTCATTATTCATTGCTTCTTTCAAACCGAGTAACTCGTTAGATAATTTTGTTATCAACGAATATTCAATTTCCATATTACTTGATGATGCTTTTGTGAATTTTACGTCTTTCAAATTCAATTTCTCGTTCCGGTTTGGTAATGTTATAATACCACCACTTGCGGAATTTGTCAAATTATTCAAAATAATTTTCATTGTTTGAGAACGTTTCGAAGTTATTTGTAAAGATAATCCGGATTTCTCCGTTTCATGTACTTTTATATAATCTGTTTCTGACGATTTTTCATGGTCTTGAATCAATTTGTTAAAATAATTTTTTATACTATAAAATAATTCATTATTTTCATTGTATTTTGTGATTATAAAATCCAATTTCTCAGATATGCCTGGTTTTATTATATTTTCATCGAAATTATTCATGGAACTAGTTGTTTTACAATATTCTATATAAAAATGCTCATCCAAAAAATCGATAAATGTTTCACTATTTTGTTTTATATATTGATAACTTGAAATATCACTATTATCCACGAAATCACTACATAAATAATCTTGTAAGATATTCGATTCAGCAAGGCATTCATTTATCTGATGTATTGATTGAATACTATTATACAAATGCCATATCGATGATGGATATATTTTTTTTAATACGAGCTGACGGCATATTTTCTCAATATCACGTATTTTCAATAATTGTTTTCGAAACATTTCAACAAAATGATAATTATCATTCGCCAACATGATGGACGTCATCCGATATTCAGTTTTCAACCATTCCTCATCAAACGTTGGATTCGTCAATTGATATTGAAATTTACGTTTTCCCATAGAAGACAAACATTTGTTCAAGAATGATATGACACATGATAATTGCCCATTACGTTTACCATCAAAAGTTGAATCGCTGATAATATTCAATTGGGATAAAGTATGATTTGCCAATATCATGCGATAAGATGTATTGTCAAATTCAGGGATTGAAATTTTACGTATCAAATCTGGATTATGTTCTTTTATGAAATCCAACAAAAAACAAAATGATTGTGTTGCTATATTATGTAATTGAAATTCATTACATATATTATAGGATTCTTCACCAAATAAATTCGACAAAATCTGTTTCATATATTTTTGATTAGAACAATTGAGAACTTTCGTATTTGTTAGTTCGCACGTACTGATTTCATGAATTGAATTCGATTGAATTCCGACAAATTGTTTTATCAAAGATAGTTTTTTGTTATCAAAAGCGGATAATATAATAACTTCACTGGGTGAAAATATAGAAACAAATCTTTCCAATTCATCAAATGTAGTAGCGCTCATTAAAAATGGTGTTTCGTGTTGAAATATCGATGATTTTCCTGTGAAAATATTCACAACCGATACGCCATACACTATTGTTTCTTTTGTTTTCGCCAAACCATTATTGGTTGTGGTGGAAAATGGTTTATAGACGTCAAACCAAATACACATTATATTATTTGTAATGATTGGAGAACTATCGGTATCACATGATATATATGTTCCTGCTGAATATACCTTGTTTAATTTACGTGATACTTCTTTACCATTTTTTTCTTGAACATAAACTGCCACTGTATATCCATAATCTGTTAATTTTGCCAAATACTTATCGATTGTGAAATCACGAAAACCCGCCATTACTATATGTTCGTTGTTATATTCGATTTTTTTTTCCGAAACATTCAACTGACAAACATCGGCAAATTCAGTTATTATACTACCTGTAATCAAATCGTTCTTTTTGTTTTTCATTCCATACACTTCAAAAAACGCTCCGACTTGTAACAACACAACCGTTTTTTCGCCATATTGTGCTCGATGTTGATTCGTATATTGAAAATATTCAGTGTATATACTTGTTTCTGGGTCGCTTTTTGTTGTTTTCGAATTTTTTTTACTCATTGTTGTGTTATAAATAACATGGGAATATTTTTATATTTGTAAAATTGATTATTTATTATAGTAACATAGAATATACAAAAAGAAACAATATTGATTATGTTAATAGACGAGGTTTTGATGGAGGATTTCAATGATATCGAAAGTATTGATGATTACGATGAAAAAACAAATAGAGATGATTTGTATGGTTATTTTTACGACACAGAAGTGAATAAATATATAATACATATATCAAACAACAAAAAAGGTGATGTTATATACTTTAACGAGTATGATGATGTAAAATATAACAAAAAGATTTATTACAAAAAAAAATTTTATAAAAATATGAATTCTTACGATAAATTTCATAATTTCAACAATATTATATATAAAAATTATGATAACGGTAAAGATCATATTTTCAATCTAGATGAAAATAACAAATATACAAAAATGAAATATTATATCAATAATCGTCTTTTTATCATTACGAATGCTGTAAGTTTATTAGTAATATTGGTATTGACATATAAGATATGGTATAATTAGATAAATATCTAAAGACTATCACCAGCATTCATAAAATTATACAATAAGTTTTCAGGATTATGATTTTGTATTTCACCACATATCAATGTAGCACTTTCGTACATTTTACGCAAAACATCATTTGGCGCGGTTGAACCCACTTTAATAAAACCACGTTTCATCAAAAACTTTTTTATATCTGACATGGAACTCTGTTTCAATAGCTGTTTTTTATTCGCCACTTGTTTTCGAATCGTTTTATTTGATACTAATACGGATACTCTTGGAAATACAGATGATTTGCCGACTTTATATGTTCGTTTGTATGTTTTTTTGCGTTTTTTAATTGTTGGAATATACTTTCGATTTATATCTTTCAATTTCTCCTCGGTTTTTCTCATTATATTGACTCTATCCAAACTATCATTCACTTTTTTTTCAATCAAATCTGTATGTGATAATGGAGTATCTGTTATTTTGTTTTCAGTTGGCAGTAGGTTCGATGATTTGTTACCACCTATCATTTGTGGTTCAATTTTTATAGGAATATTACTAATATTTAACGGTTTGGGCATACTTGGCATACTTGGTATATTTTGTATATTTAACATATTCGGCATGCTAGTATGTCCCGGTAAATTTTTACGAGTTTGATTCATATAATTTCTAAATGTTGGTAGATTTCCATTTTTCAAACATCCATACAAAGGCGCTTGATTGATAGTAACATTTGGTTTTGTATTTTGTGAATCATTCGATAGTATTTGTTGTGAAGATATATTCAAATTCGTTATTTCTGTCATTGGATTTATCGCCGGGTTCAACAAAAGTGAATTTGGTAAAACATTATTCGGGTATTGTTTCAATGTATAATTCTTCATTTCTTTTACAGCATCAGTTTTTTCAGTAAGTGTTTGTAGAAATTGTTTAGCCTCGTCAAAATCTTTATTGAAACTATCCATATTACTTGACGAAATGGTGTTATTGTTTGGCTGTTTTGAATTATTATTATCGAATAATTTCTTGTATCTGTCTTCTTGATGTTGTCGAATCATTTTCAATATCGATTTTTTTTTCAACGTATCATTCCTTTTCCGTTCAACTGGTTGTTTTATTTTTATTTCACCGTGCTCTTTCGATGGTCTTTTTTTGCGAGTTGTATTATTAGACGGTAACGCAAAATCTGAAATATTCACTTTCAATATTTTCTTTTCACTCATATTTTTTGTTTTATTTAAATATATATACTATATTTACATGAAACGAAAAGAAAAACAGCATATAAACCTTTATTCCCGCAAAGAATCAAATGATGCCTAAATGTAAATACTATGAATAAAATTATTTTCATTCTTGTTCTTTTTGTTGGCCATAAATGTAGAATAGCCATCATTCATATCAGCTAATGAAATTTTCTTTTTGAATTCAATCGACTTACCATATATTCGGCGACCATGTGAAACTTTCACATACGTCAACAATAATTCCATATCACGTCCATAATTTTTGAAATTTTCTTTTTTGTCTTCAAACCATTTTTCATTCAAAATCGTATCATTTTCCAATGACCATTCTTGATCTACTATTTTCTTTTTGAATATATTCATCAACTGTGTTGGATTATACGAATCCACATTGAATCTCCAAATAAATCGCGAATACATTCCTTTATTTACTTTAAAAAAAGTTTCTTTCAATTCTTCCTCGTATCCTGCTATAATAACCATTAAATCGTCTTTATGATTACTCAATGCTTCACATAAGATATCGATACATTCCTTTGAATAACTATCATTATCTCCACTGTTTGCCAACGAATACGCTTCGTCTATAAAAAGTACTCCCCCTAAACATTCATCTATTACTTTTCTCGTTTTTATTGCTGTTTGTCCTAAATAGCCTGCTATCAAATCATTTCGTGTTACCTTTTTGAAAACATTACTTTTCAAAATACCAATCTTAGAATACATTTTACCTATAATTTTTGCTATTTCCGTTTTACCTGTTCCTGGCGGGCCATATAAAACAGTATGTTTGAAATCGCTCGCTTTATTTCCAACATGTAATTCTTGAATAAAATAAATCAATTGATTTAAAATCGACTGCTTTATGCTATCCATTCCAATCATTCCGTTTAATTCGTCCAAATCATCTTTGATATTATGTAATGATTTCAAATCTATATTGTATTCTGTATCATCCTGATATTCATTTTCATTGATTATTTTGATAACATCGGATAATGTATTAATAGAGGCATCTATTGTTTTTTGTTTCGTTTTTATAATTGTAGCGGGTAGTAATGACGGTATGGAAAGATTCGTTTCGTGTTCTTTTTGCCATATTGAATATTGTGTTTCGGCATTTTGCTTATTTGAAGTATTCCATATCGAACCTGAATATTTTGAATAAAAATTATTCGAACTATCTGTTATTGGGTTTTCTAAAATAGGATAAAAATGTAAAAAAACGGGTGGATTTTTTGTATTATTATTGTTCCCAACAAAACTGATATCATTCAGATGATTTTCTATAAAATTACTTTGTATCGCACCAGTCAACAATGAATATTGACTATAATTATACTGTGTTTTATCATTATATGTATCTAAATAATCTATAAATCGTTTACTATTCATTTTCTAGTATTGTTCTAACAAATCTTTTATTTCCATTTTTTATTATATATTATTACTATTACGTTAACAAAAAACTATATAAAAAATTGATTATAATATTATATTAAGATTACGATTATAGTATTATAATCGAAAATGATGAATTATGAAATGAAATCCTCATCTATATCTTCAAACACATCTGCTTTGCCAGATACAATTACAAAACCGAAAACTCCATCAAAGAAACGCGTTTCTAAACAAAAAGAAACCGTATTAGAAATATCTCCTACCGACCCAGACACTACAAATGATATAAAAAATATGATAACAGAAGAAAGTGAAATTCAGAAACAAATTGAATATATTCATGCTAATATTACGAATGATGAAACCAAATTACTCGAACATCTTGGTAATTATATAGAAGAACCATTTCATATAATCGAATCATATTTCGAGGGTCAACATCTTGACCGTTTGGTTCGTCATCAAATAGAATCATATAATCACTTTGTTAATTATCAAATATTGAGAACTATTCAAATGTTCAATCCAGTTACAATTCATTCTGAAAATGATTATATTGGAGAAAAAGATAAATACTTTCTAGAAATTTTTATATCATTCACAAATTTCAAACTATACCCACCACAAATTCACGAAAATAATGGTGCTACGAAAATGATGTTGCCACAAGAAGCTAAATTACGAAATTTCACATATGCTTCAACTATGACGGTCGATGTCAATATTCAATATGTTATCAGAAATACGGAAAATATGGATACTCCAAAAATAATCGAAAAGGTTTTGCCAAAAATCAATATTGGTAAATTGCCGATTATGTTGAAATCCTCGGTATGTACATTAACACAAAACAAATTCATTAACCATCAATATACTGGCGAATGTTCTATGGATTGTGGTGGTTATTTCATTATTAAAGGTTCTGAAAAAACCGTATTGGGCCAAGAACGTGCTGCTGAAAATCGCGTTTATTGTTTTGATGGTAAAAATACTACCAAATGGAATTGGTTTGCTGAAATTAAATCGGTTCCGGATTTCAAATGTATATCTCCAAAACAAATTGAAATGATGATTGCCAGTAAAAATAATGGTTTTGGCAATGGAATATTTGTAAATATTCCTCGTATAAAACAGCCGATTGAATTATTTGTACTCTTTCGAGCACTTGGTGTGTTAAGTGACAAAGAAATTAGTCAATATATTTTATTAGATATAACCGATAAAAAACAGGTCGATTTACTACAATGCTTACAAGCATCCATGATTGACGCAAACAAATATATGACACAAGAAGATGCTCTTAGACATATTACTGCGTCCGTCGCATTTACACCAATCAATATGGATAAAGATACTGGCGCTAGAAAAAAACGCGAATTTACAATAGAAGTTCTCGATAACGATTTATTTCCTCATTGTCAATCTGTTCCACAAAAATTGTATTTGTTGGGTTATATGGCTAAAAAATTATTACAAACTAGTCTCGGTTGGCTTCCTCCAGATGACCGTGATTCTTATTTGAATAAACGTATTGAATTAACTGGTACTCTTTTGAATAATTTGTTCAGAAATTATTTCAATAAATTAGTAAAAGAAATGCAGAAACAGATTGTACGTGAAATCAATACTGGGTCTTGGCGTTCTACCGAAGATTATGAGAATATCATTAATATGACGAATATTTACAAAATTATGAAATCGACTACTATTGAAAACGGTATTAATCGTGCTCTTTCTACTGGTGATTTCAGTATTAAACAATCGAATAGTAGTAAAGTTGGTGTTGCTCAAGTGCTCAATAGATTGAC